GGAACATAAGCGACTTCGGCATTTGTGATCGCTAAGTAGTGTCCGGCTCGGGCCGTCAGGAGAAGAAATTCAAGTTACCGGCCGCCAAATGACCAGGTGTGGAAAGCGCAATTGCAGGACTGTCTCCTTTTGTTGAGCCGATCGCACGAGCAGTCACGCCTCTAGTAGCGAGGACCACGTGGTCAACACGTTCACCCGGAGAAAATACTCTTTCTTCTTTCAGCGTTTTGGAAAGACCTAATCTCAAGAAAATCCTCACCAGCACCGGATGAAGGCGATGATGGATCCAAGGCATTACCGGAACTTTAGAAAAAATGGCTCCTGTCGAGTTCGCATTGTTTTTACCTTGAACAATCGATACGTACCAATTTTGAGTGAACCTTGCCATAAGCTCTTTCCAACTAACCTTAGTAACGTGAACCATGCAGAAGCTAGGCAATCATCGAAGGGATGATTAATTTTCACCCTAAGGAATTCCTACGATTCGTCAATAATGGAACGCGTTTTTACCGTAATTAACCCCAAATTAAGTTAAGGATTTGCGTAAAAAGGCTATTAACCTCTCCAAATACTCATGAATTATCGAGAACTAAAAGTCAAATCTGAAACCGTCTCTTTAGAAAGAACGGAAGCATCGAGCGCTTTAGGTCGCGCAAATAGAATTGAAAGTGAGAATTTAAACTAACCACGCAACCCGCTAATGAAATGAAGGCTCGGATAGTTCTAGGGATTTTTGGGACAAAGAAAAACCCCGCAAATCTACGAGGTCTTAAGAATTAGGTCTGGTGCCCGGGACTGGCACCACATTTTCAATATTCTTCAATAAGTTAGTTCTAACGGTTCCGTTATATTTCCGTTATATGGATGTAAAACGGAAATTTTTGAGGCTTTTAACGGAAATTTTCTGTTGTTGCGTAAAAGCCGAAAAATCAAATTTATTTGCGACAGCAACACTTCTTCTCGTCAAAATATTTGTGCTCGGCCACTTCTCCCTGTTTCCCGATATTAAATGAATCGACTGGGCGATGGTAGCCCATCACGCGGGTCCAGACTTCACGCCTCGTTCTCTCGCTGTTTGGGATACCGAGTTTTTCAAGTTCAGTCATTTTCCTTTCTCTTTACCTGAGTTGGATGGCACATCTTTCAATGATTCTTCTATCGCTGACTGCGCGCTCTGCACATTCTGCAAGAGTTTTTGAAGAGAGCTCAAGTGCGCGTCTAAATCGACCACACTCTCTAAGCTCGGTCTGTAGCTTTCGCTGTATCGCGGCGTCTCGCTCGCGCACCCGGAGAGCAGAATCGTTAAGTACACCAATAGACTTTTCCAACTGTGCAATTTCTTTATCCTTTCTATGTAACGTTTCTATCTGGTGAGCAAGTAGCTGCTCCCGCTCCTGCGTCCAGCGCAACTCTGTTTCCTGTTGGCCGAAGTGATATCCAAGCACCGAGGAAAACATGACGGCGGCAATAATCAAAATCAGTCGGATCATTTTCTGAAAAAGAGTTCTAGTTCTGCGTTTCGGCGCCTTCTCAACCCGTCTTCAAACTTTGAGCCAGGGTTGACATATTTAGGCCACCATTCTCGGATTCCGTCTTCATTCTCTGCGTTAATCATTTTGAATAATGTGTATCGTCTGCACTTCGTAATGCCGAAGTTGAAAACGAAACTCATGAGGGCAATAAACTGATTCTCAGTCACTGGCACATGGACGAGCGAACAAGGTCTTTGTCCAGGAGGTCATACGCCTCAGCCCGCGTAATGTGTTCATCAGGGTGGACACCTTTCGTGTGCCCGAACCCAATGGTCCAGACCCCAGCAGGACATTTATAAGATTCAAGGGCCGGACCGCCTTTGGGACCTTGCTCAAACTCAGATATGAACTGAGTTGCTAGTTCAGGTGGGTAAAGCAGGATATCTTGTGTCATTGAATTGCACCAAAATTTGAGTTACTCTGAATGGGTTACTTTTATTGTTAAAGGAACGACTATGGCAAAAAACGAAAAGTCCTCTAAGGAACTTGCGTCTCTCGCTGGCAAAGTGCTCCAGCAGAAGACCTCTACTAAAACTGCTAAGAGCTTGGCGGGTTCTGTTTTAACGCAAGCTCCGGATCGCAAGTCTCAGAAGAAAAAATAGTTTGTCTACTTAGTATCTGTTTGCGGGGTATACATATGTGCCCCGCAACTTGTTTACGATCCGCACCGCTTATGTGAGGAACAAGGACTACAACAGTATCTGTTTCTTTTCTAATAAAGCCCACAGAGGTAACCTCGGTAACTTTATATTCAAGTTCGTCCTCAAATTCCCATCCTGGAGGACATCCAAAGGTATCAACCCACTTAATTATCTCGATTCTCATTTAGGCTCCTTCGTATTGTGTAAGCCATGCAGTTGCTGAACTTCTTTTTTGATAGATTCAATATCTGAACTGATACGTTCAAGCTGCTTCAGATTCTCAGTGTTTGAAGTTGATCGTCTGTTTAGCTCGTTAATCTGGAGGCGCTGGAGGGCCGTTTCGTTCTCCAGCATGTTGATCCGATCTTGCTGTGACACGATCGTGTACTGATTCAACTGAGAGTTTGTGAAAAACCCAGCCATATAGAAAGCAAAGAACAGAACCAACTTTATAAGGCCGGCTATGAATGAGCGCATACTAATTGCCATGATTCGCTCCATTGTTGTGAACAGTGAGTTTTAATTTGCCTGTGACGATCCCGTACAGCGTATTCATGATCTTCAGGCCAAAATATGAAGAAACTCCTGAGCACGCTCCTATCCATTCCCAGGAGAGCTTGGAGGTACGCAGAATTAAATAGACAATGAATCCGGCCGCGCATGACGTAACAAACTCAATGAACCAGCGCGGAAAATTCCAGCCCCGTTCTCCTCTCACGTACGGCATAGCCGAGCCCGAGGCGGCGCAGATAAGGATAAGCGCGAACACTATTAGATTTACCGTGCTGGCAAACTCGCTGAGGCTGAAATCTGTTTCCATGTTTATCTCTCTTTTTAGTTATGGTAGTTATGCTCCGAGGTTCAATGCGCACACCTCACGAAAAGCCCCTCGAAGTGAGGGGCGGGATGGTTAAGAGGCGCCAAAGTTCGGATAAAAATCAACGTGCAGTATTGAGGCCACATTCGGCGGCGTTCCATATCTAATTTTTACCGTGTATGAATCTCCCTTCGCTATTGGCATAGAACCTGACGGCCACCCCCAATCTTTTGAATAGCAAAAGACAGAGTCTGCGCCTATATTGTTTTGGATAAACATAGTGATGTCCTTTGCTTGATTGTCCTCTAGTTGTACTCGTAACCAACCATCACAAGGTGCTACACCTGTGGTGATGGTTATCAAGTTGGTAGATAAAGGCGATGGAACGGTGACGGTTGAATGTTGCAATCCCGTCAAACGGGGCATTGACCTATGGCTTTTATGGAAGCTCTCTAGGAGCAGTTGGAGGAGCGACTTCAGCATGACGCACCTCCTACAGCAGAGTTAATTAAACGGAAGAAACATAGCCCATCTTTCCGATATAAAATTTGGAACTGTGATCTTGACATTAACGCCTTTACGTACTCGATAAACGTTGCAGTACCAACCGGACGTAGTAAGCAAAACGCGAGGCATGACTGAGTTATTATTCGTTGCGTTAATATCAACTGCGAAGTTAGAAGTCCCCGTGTTCCTAGCGTACACCTGCAGCCATCCGTCGCTTGGAGGTGTATAAATAATATTGTCTTCTGTAGATGAAAACTGAATGGCAATACGATTTGCGATGTTGGGGTACGTCCAGTCCTGAACACTCTCCTTCTTGCCAACCAAGAACTTCTCCGCAAAGAGCTGTACAAGCGACTTAAGCGACATAGCACACCTCCTTGCAGAAGAGCGTTCTTAAGAGCTCGACCCCCCCCCGATTGAGCCAATCAGTTTAACAAAGGCGCAAGTGATGTTGTTTGCGTTTCTAACGGCCATGGCGTAGGCACTGCCTTTTGCGACGGGACATATCACTGACACAAAATCGCCCGTTTTTTGAGGCGTTGAAAAGGCGGCTACTCCAGAACTGCTAGCGCTTCCAATGGCCTCAGGAGACGTGGCGCCAAAGTTCATCCTTATGTAACCGTCAGAACTTGCAATACCCGTACATACCTCTCCCCATACCTCTTGGTAAGTTACAGACGGAGTTAGAGAAACTTCGGTAGGAGAAGGCATAGCACTATGTCCTGCCTCCTCAGGAGTAGTTCGGCTATCGAGTAGCCGCTGAATTAAAGATTTCAAACTCATTTAGAAACCTCCTTGTCTCATTTGTGTTCTTGCGTCAACTTTCTGCTGTAGCTCGTAAGCTAGAGCTGTAGGGAACTCAGGCCACTGGACGAACGGGAAACCCGTCTGCTCGGGCAGGTTTCTAAGGGCCTGTCTGTACGTTTCTAAAGCCGTTCTGTCTGCGTCCTCAAGGGCAGAACGCTTGGCTCCTGCGCTTCTTGCCACGGTAATATCGGGCAGTTTCACGTAATCGTCAGTGTCCGAGATTCGAGCGTTACGTTCCGATTTGATCTCGTTGCTGTAGCGTTCTTTGCAGAATGCGTCGGTGTTTTCGGGCAACTCGGTTTCCGTGTAGAACTGACCATCAGCAGAGGCATACAACCCAGCGGGTGAGAGTTCACCGAGCCAAAACTTCATGCCGTTGTAAATCTCTTTGAGCTGGTAGTGCTCGGCGGCGTATGCGTCGTCTGCCTCGTTGTTGAATACATGAACAACGGGAGAATTACTTCTCGCCACAATCTTCCCTTCGTGGTCTTTGATGCAGTATTTCTCGATAGGCTTGGCCTTGGCCGCAGCCAAATACTTCTGTTTGATTTCAGTAAGCGTCATCTCTCATTTACTCCAATGCGTCGATCTCTGTCTGAGTAGCTCCGTTTTCCAAGCAAAGCTCTTTAAACATTTGAATTAGTCCGAGGTTCGTGTAGACCTGTTCTTTATCAGTCGCCTCAATGGTTTGTTCCGAGAGCTTCACCACGTCGCTTGCGTCCGCGGCGCCAATGTTTGTGCGGGCGACTTCCTTCTCCGCGGCGCTGATTCCCGTCTGTGCGACGTAGCCCACCTTCTTGACAAGCGCGTCGCCCACTGCCTTAGCGTCTGCAAACTTGCCGCTGACAGAAAGCGTCGTGTCGGACGTAGGCTTGTTCGTCAACTGCGTGTAGTCAGTCGTGCCCGCAGGCCCCGGTACACCTTGCAAACCTTGGATTCCGTCATCACCCTTATCACCCTTCGGGCCTTTAATGTTGACGGTCGCAGGATTGGCAAGGCCTTTGTCGTTTGTCCAAGAGATGTCGCCTGCGCTAGATACTGCTGGGGTAAATGTTGCACCGCTGCTTCCCTGAACACCCGGACTTCCTGTTGGCCCCGTATCGCCCGTATCACCTTTACTGCCTTTCGCGCCGAACAAAACCCAATGGGTCGTCTGCGTTGTGGGCACATAGTTGGCGGGCACGTTTTGAAGTGCGAGGTAAGCGCTTCCTTGGTAGAGCACAAAGTCGTAGGCTTCGTAGGTCGCAACTGCGTCCCACGCTCCTTTGTAAACAGGACGCACACGCCCTAAGTTAATAGTCGTCATACTGTTGCTTCCAATTCGCCGTTAGAGTTAATCGTGAAATTCGTTGCAGGCTGTACACCCACGTAATCCATCTTCAAGTACGAGTCCTCAATGCGGAACTGCCCGAAGGCGGCCGCCCACGGACTACTTCCCATCGGACCCTGAGGTCCCGTACTTCCGACAGGGCCCGGACTGCCTTGCTCGCCCGGTTCGCCTTTATCGCCTTTAGCCCCTTTGATGTTTACGGGGGTGGGATTAGGCAGACCGCGATCGTTTGTCCACGAGAGCACACCTTCAGTGGAAACCGCAGGCGTAAACGTCGCGCCTGCACTGCCCTGCAAACCCGGCGCCCCTTGACTGCCCGTCGCGCCGTCATTGCCCTGCAAACCGCGAGGGCCGCGTAAGTTTGCGATAACCGTACCAACGGTAGCCGTGGTCGAAGTTACCGACATGACGGGAAAGACATTGCCGTCGGAGCGGGAAAGAATCAGATCACCCGCTTTAACATTGACGGAGGGCAGAATGGACGTGAGGCTAACCGTGGCATTTGCGGTCAGATAAGAATGCGAGCGCATGGAAAAGCCTGCCTGTTCTGCGGCTTCTCTGACCTTCTGCAAGATTTCCTGAGCGTCTGCGGCGTCTTGCTCAGCGGACGCCGCGGCGACTTGAGCGCTCTGAACTAATGCCTCGATGTCGGAGAACGTCTTCACAAGCTCGTCGATCTCGGCCTTAAGCGCCTTGATCTCGGCGACATCATCTTCAACAGTGGCATAAATTTGTTGAGCCAACTGCGCGTACTCGTTAGCCGTTGCAGCGGTCTCCAAGACTTCTGTCAGTACTTCCTGCGGTGTGTGCTCCGATGTGCTTGGAACAATCAGGCATCGACCAAGCGCTTCCTTCAGCTGCTGGCAGTAGATAG